CAGTTGAAAGAGATGCTGGCGTTTGTTCGTGAGGGCGATACTCTTGTGATTGAGAGCTTCAGCCGTCTGGCTCGTTCCACAAAAGACCTTCTGGAAATCGTTGAAGAACTTGAAAAAAAGAATGTAAAGTTCGTCAGCCAGAAAGAGAACATCGACACTTCTACGCCTAACGGAAAATTTATGCTGACTGTGTTTGCAGCTCTGGCACAACTGGAACGCGAAACGATGTTGGCACGGCAGAAGGAGGGAATCGAAATCGCAAAGGCAGAAGGTAAGTATAAGGGTAGAAAGCCTGTCGAAGTGGACGAAGAGAAGTTTCGGCAGCTCTATAACGACTGGCAGAATGGAAAGACCACGCCGAAGATTATGATGAATGAACTTGGGCTGAAATCTGCTACGTTCTGGCGCACGGTCAAAAAGTATCGTGAAAAGTATGGTATCACTGATGCGGCCACCACACGCAAGTATGCCAACAAAGAAGAAAAATAAAAAAGCAGCGACCCACCACAGGCCGCTGCTACAAACAAGAACCACCAATCCATCAACAGAAAGAAATGGTAGTATAAGTATTATACCATTTCTTTTGGAAGTTCGCAATAACAAAGGAGAAAATATGGACTTTGAAAAGCAAATGGAAAAGTTGCCAGAAGATGAAAAGCATTATTGCGTGTATATCTGGTTTTTCATTGAAGGCAAAGAACTTACGCCATTTTATGTTGGCATGGGCAGAAAAGGAAGATACAAAGACATTAAAAAGAGGAGCGAGACATTCAAACAGTTTTTGGATAAGTACGAATGCGTCACTCTGAAAATCTCTGATGAATTGCCTAGAGATGTTGCAAGAGCAATGGAAATTTCGACAAAATATAAGCTGAAGGAAAAAGGCTATCCGATTATTGACGCAGAAGAAGATAAAACCGAATATAAGAGAAGATTTCTTGATGGAATTGCAAAGGCAAAGGCCGCTGGGAAATATAAGGGAAGAAAACCAACCTCTTATAATTTTTCTTTGTATAAGGAACTTTACGAAAAGGTTTCGCAAAATCTTTTGACCGTCACCGATGCTGCCAAGCAGCTTGGTGTGACCCGCCAGACATGGTATCGGATTGCTGAACAGAACAGGTGAAAGGAGCAAGAGCCTATGGATAAGTGGAACAACAGAAACTCGTATGACTGGCTTGCGGGGGCAGTCGTTGGATTGCTTACCGGGTTCTTCATTGTGGTTGTGGTTGCGAGGTGCGTTTTGTGATACTTAGTGACAACATGAAGCATCTGATCGACACGCTGAACGCCTATGAACCAGACCTTCCGAATGGGTTCTATTCTGTAAAAGCCCTGCAAGATAAGCTAGACTTCACGGCACAGTTCGTTCTTGAATCTCTTGCCAACGATGGATTGATACGCTGGGGCGATACGCAGCACACGGCGTTCTGGCTGTTGGAACGTGCTAGAAATTACAAGAAAATCCATAGGCTGGAAAAGATTGAACAGTGGAAGGAACGTGCGATAGGCTTTGTTTGCGGCGTTCTGACAAGCGTTGTCGCAGGTGCGATTAGTATTGTGTTGGCTGGTATTTTCAGTTGACATTGTTCGCAGCCTAAAATAAAACCGAATATTTGATTTTTGTGCAGTTGTAGGCACTCTTTACATTTTCAGGTAGGGGGTGCCTATTTTTTATGCAGCCAAAGCAGTGTATCGCCATCATTGATAGCATCAAAGCGTATGCGAAGCAGAATCCGACCGAAGCACAGGTCTATGAGGACTGGTTTCAGGCGGTCGTGAACCTGAGAGACGCCCTGTCGCAGGATAAGCGGTTCGATGCCTACAAATACTCTGGTGAGCTGCGCTCCGTCTGTGCAGCCATGATGGGCAAGATGAAAACAGGCGAGGACGTGGCAAAGGTTTATGACATTATCGGTCGGACGTACCTGTTTGAAGCAAAAGATGTGTTCGACAGCTATTGTATCTACCTTGAATGGAACCGTGCGCCGGAGAAGAAGTTCTATCAGCCACGCAGAAAGGTGCTTCTGACGCTGGTTCGTGATTTGGAAGATTTGTTTAACCACAAGATAGAGTTCTTGGGGGTTAGCCAACCGCCTCGCACAGGCAAGGCTTTGAGCGATGACACGCCGATTCTTACACGAAACGGCTGGAAGAATCACGGCGATTTACAGGTCGGTGATGAAGTTATCAGCCCGAAAGGTCAGTTTGTGAAGGTGTTGGCTGTTTCGCCTAAGTGTCAGCTTGACGTGCGCTGCCATTTTACTGATGGCACTTACATTGATTGCCATGAAAACCACGAATGGCCTATTTATAACCGGCACAAGAACAGATTCGATGTAATCGAGACCAAACAGATGATACCCGATTACCAAACAGGCGTTGAAAACACAAGAAAGCATCGGTATCACTATCAAGCGCTGTTTAAGAATTTTGTCGATGGAGAATACAAAAAACTTCCCGTCCCTCCATACACATTGGGGGCATGGCTTGGCGATGGTTCAAATCAAGATGGCCTTTTATATGAATCAAAACAAGATAGGTGCATAATAGAACGTGTTATAAGCGATGGTTACTCTATAAAATGGCATGATGTTCATAAAACGACAGGCGTTGAGCACTTCCGTTTTGATGGGCTTAGATTTGATTTGCAAAAAGTTGGTATGTGCTATTCGTATCATAGATGCGTCAAACATATTCCAGAAGAATATTTCACTGCTAGCATTTCACAGCGTATGGAGCTATTGGCTGGACTGCTAGACACGGATGGCTCATTAAGAGCAAAAGAACACCGATACGATTTCTCGACAACGGAATCTCGCTTAAAGGACGATTTTATTACATTGGTTTCTACGTTTGGATGGCGTTGCTCTGTTTCCGAGCATGAACCATGTCTTTCTTCTGGTGGCATTCAAGGTAGAAAAGTAGTGTATGTCATTTCCTTTAACCCTACCTGTCCTATTCCCTGCGTTGTTCCTCGAAAGCAGCTGAAAGAGTTTTCCAAACCTCGCCGTGTTGCATTCTGCGGGTTTGAACGCATCGAGCCGAAGCAGGGCAATTGCATTCAGGTTGAGGGTGGCGTGTACTGCGCTGGTAAGCGGCTGATTCCCACCCATAACAGTACGCTGTGCATTTTCTTCATCACATGGCTTATGGGCAACCGCCCGGACGTTGCATCGGTCATGAGCGGACATTCTGACAAGCTGACCAACGGCTTTTACGGCGAAGTGCTGTCTATCATCACCGACCCTGTGACCTACAACTGGGGCAAAATCTTCCCTGACGTTCAGCTTGTAGATAAGAGCGCAAAAGACGAAAGTGTTGACCTGAACCGAAAGAAACGCTTTCCCACCCTGACCTGCCGCTCTATTGGCGGTACGCTGACTGGTGCTGTTGAAATCGGTGAGGGCGGCGTTCTGTACAGCGACGACTTGATTGAGGACTTGGAGGAAAGTCTGAACGTTGAGCGTCTGAACAACAAGTATGATGCCTACTTGAACCAGCTGAAAGACCGCAAAAAACAAGGCGCATTAGAGCTGATGGTCGGTACACGCTGGAACGTACTTGACCCTCTGGGACGCATCCAGAACCAGTATGCAGACAACCCGAAGTACAGATTCCGTGTGATTCCTGCAGTGGACGAGAACGGACACAGCAATTTCAATTATGACTATGGCGTTGGCTTTGACGATGCCTACTATGCCGATATGAAAGCCAGCATTGATGATGCAACATGGTGGGCAAAGTACATGGGCAAGCCCTATGTGCGTGAAGGTTTGCTGTTCCCTGCCGATGAACTGCGGTATTTCAACGGTGTTCTGCCTGATGGAGAGCCTGATCGCAAGCTCATGGTCATGGATATTGCATGGGGCGGCGGCGACTTCACCGCTTGCCCTATCGCTTATGTGTATGGAGATGCTGTGTTCATCCCTGATCTTGTGTTCAATAACGGTGATAAGACCGTGACCAGACCGGAAGTCGTGGGCAAAATCATCCAGCACAAAATCAACGTGGTGCGTGGCGAAGCCAACAACGGCGGCGATGAATATTGTGACGTGGTGGACAGCCAGCTCCGGCAGCAAGGATACCACTGCTCTGTTCGTAGCCAGCGTGCGCCAAGTGGCCAAAGCAAACTGTCAAGAATCATCCAGTATGCGCCGGACATTAAGCGGTTTTATTTCCTTGACGAAAAGCACCAGTCGAAAGAGTACAAGGCGTTCATGGAACAGGTGACGATGTTCACACAGCTTGGCAAAGTTCCGCACGATGATGCACCGGACAGTCTGGCACAGCTTGCCGATGAACTGTACAACGGAATCAGTAAAATTGAGCCTGTCAAGAGGCCTTTTTGATTAAAAACACAATATATTGTGTTCGCTGGGGCTATTTATTTGATTTCACCACTTGACAAGGCTTATAATGTACACAGGAAGTTTTGCAGCTTCCCTTAAAGGAATAGCTTACACGCGGGGTTTTGTCATTTTTACTCGCGTGCGTGTCAACAAGCATATTCCTCCTTTCACCGGCGAATGCTTTTCACTCTTTCCATTCGCCGGATTTATATGTTGCGGTCCCTGCTGGTTGGGAATGTCAGCCTGTCTCCCCCACGGCTGGCAAGCAACGGTTCGATTCCGTTACGCAGCACAACGATGCCTCAAGGATTGCATGGAAAAATTCTCCTTATGACAACCTCCCCCGTTATTCCCGGCTCTCGATGAAATGAGTTTCAGGCTATTTCTCATTTCAAAGAGCAACGGTAAATCAAGCCGGGTACATGACACAGAGTGGAGCAGTCTGGTAGCTCGTCGGGTTCATAACCCGAAGGTCGGTGGTTCAAATCCATCCTCTGTATCCATCAGCGATTTGCCCTGGATGGAGCAAATCGTGGCTCTCGACACCCGACAAGTCAGAGCCTAGCATGACTGGTAGTGCGAACAGTTTCCCAGTAGCTTCTAACAGGTCTGTGCTCAACAGCCTGTTTCCAGAAATTCAACGAAAGGAGCACAGATGGTAGCAAAAGTCAGATGCAAGCGTCCTCGAAAAGACGCAAACGGTAATCCGTGTGATTGCGGACGTTATCTTGGCGAAGTGGAAGGCAAGTTCTCCCTTCTGTGTCCTCTTTGCCATTGGATTACAATTGGAGATTCCAACCTTCCAAAAGATACATGGGTCTCCGTACCAAAGTTTAAGAACTAAATAGCTTTTGAAGCGCAGTTGTAAGCGCAGTGAGATAGACCTTAACAGGTTTATCTTGCTGCGCTTTTTATTTTGCCGGAAAGGAGGAGCGCATGGCTGAGTATCAGATAGTTGTTGACGGCTTCTTGAATAAGCCGCTGACCGGACGTAGACCGATTGAAACGCCGGAGACGGAAATCAATCGGACAAACGTGCTGAAAGTGGTCACGGGCAAGGCAGAGCCTATTCATCTGCTGAACAAGAACGAGATTCGCTTTTTGCACAACTACTACTTGGGCAGTCAGCCTGTCCTCCATCGCACTAAAGAGTACCACGCTGAAATCACCAACCGCATTGTAGAGAACCACGCCAACGAGTGCGTAGGCTTCTACACCGGCTACATGAGCGGCACTCCTTGCTCTTATGTGCGGTCTGAAACGGCAACTGGTGACGGTGAGGAAATCGCCCGCCTGTCCAACGCCTTGCAGTATGAGGGCAAGGATTCGCTTGATCGGCGGCTCTGGCAGTGGATGTTGGAGTGCGGACAGGGATACCGCGTTGTTCTTCCTGACAAGGGATACAACGGCAACTACCCGGACGAAACGCCCCTTTTGGTGGATGTTCTAGACCCGGATATGGCGTATGTGATTTACAACTCCGGCATCGGGCACAAGCCCATCGCCAACGTGTTGCACATCCCACGCAATTATCAGAATGACCTAAACGACCTGATTTGCGTGTATACGCCAAACCAGTACTTTGAAATCGACAACGGCAAAGTCACAAAGTCTGAGAACCATTCTCTCGGAATGTTGCCGATGGTCGAATACAAGCTGAACCCGGAGCGGATGGGTTTGTTTGAACCGGCTATCCCTGTGTTGGATGCCATCAACGACCTTGAAAGCAACCGTCTGGACGGCGTAGCGCAGTTCATCCAGTCCATCATGGTGTTTACCAACTGCCTTGTGGACAAGGATGCGCTTGACCAAGTGAAGGAACTTGGTGCAATGTGCCTGAAATCCACCGCTGGTCTGCCCGCTTCTGTTTCTCAGATTGCAAACGAGCTTGACCAGCAGCAGAGCCAGACCTTGCTTGATTCCATGTTGAACGTGTACCGCAGTCTGACTGCTATGCCTAGTGCCACTGGCAGCGAGAATGCAACGTCTGACAACGTGGGCGCAGTTATCGTCCGAAACGGTTGGAATCACACAGAAGCAAGGGCACAGCAGTACGAGAATATGTTCAAGTACGCTGAACGCCAGAGCTTGTCTGTGATGCTGAAAATCTTGCGTGACACAGCTGGCTCTAAGCTGATGGCGAGTGACATCAACATCAAACTGCCGCGCCGTCAGTACGACAACCAGCAGAGCAAGGTTCAGATTTTTGCGCAGATGTTGCAGCAGACCATTGACCCGCAGTTGGCGTTCACTACGCCAGGTCTGTTTCCTGACCCGCAGGCTGCTTATGAAATGAGCAAGCCCTTCCTGATTGCCGCTGGCAAGCTGGGCGAGGACGGCAAAGCTCCGAAACCGCAGGAGCAACAGCCTGAACAAGTTGTTGATGCCAAAAAAACCTCGGACGGACAGGCTGACAGCGCCAATAAAGAAACAAAGGGTGAGTAACCCTTTGCATATTCCGGCAGGGAAGCCGGGATATAAATTTCGCAGCGTTGCAGGGAAGCAACGGTAAAAAAACGCAGGAGGAAATTAACGATATGAAACTCAATGTGTTGCTTGGTGATGCCTACAAAGAGGGCATGACCGCCGATGAAATCATTTCTGCGCTGGAAAAGGTTGCAGACCCTAGCGCAGAGGTCGAGAAGTTGCGCAACGCCGTGACGAAAGCCAACGGCGAAGCTGCTGAGTACAAAAAGCAGCTCAAGGCAAAGCGTACCGATGACGAGAATGCCGCACAGGAACAGGCTGACAAGCTGGCAGAGATGCAGAAGCAGATTGAAGCCCTGACTGCCGACAAGGAAAAACTCGTCAAGGAAAAAACCCTTGCATCTTACCGCGAGAAGTTTGTTGCACAGGGTTATGACGCTGAACTGGCTGGCAAGGCTGCATCTGCACTGGCTGACGGTGACATGGACAAGGTGTTTAAGTTCCAGTCGGAGTTTATGACTGCCCACGACACCGCATACAAGGCTTCTCTGCTGAAAGATATGCCCACGCCTCCGGGTGCGGATGGCAAGGGCGGCTCTGACAGTGAGGGCGTGGCGTTTGCCAAGAGCCTTGCACAGCAGAACGCAAATACTTCTAAGGCATCGAGTGACGCAATGAGTGCTTTCCATTAACAAGGAGGAAAACATGAAGTTTACCCGAAACACGGTTAACGGAATCAACGATACCATCCTTGCTTCCAATGACTACACCGCCATTCCCTTTACCGTGACCGAAACTGCTGCGGTTAAGGCTGGCTATCCCATGACGCTGGCTGGCAAGAAAGCTGTTGCTGCTGGCGAGACTGGTTCTAAGACCATCAACGCTGACGGAATTCTGCTGTATGATGTTGACCCGGCAGAGAACCCCAACGCTTCCCTGCTGATTCGTGGCGTTATCGACACCAAGAAGGCAGCAGCAAGTTCCAGCTTCACCTTTGACGCTGACGCAATCAAGGCACTTAAGACTGCCGTTCCCGGCATCTTCTGCCGCGACAACATCAGCGTGAACGCTTAATAGGAGGTAAAACAACATGGCACTGAATCTTAAGGAAGTCTTTGCCCCGGCTGCGATTGCCGCCTATTGGACGAATGACCCCACCAACGCGATGCCCTTTGCATCTGACGCACTGTTCCCTGCAAAGAAGAAGGCCGGTCTCGACCTGAAGTGGCTGCGTGGTCACAAGGGCGTTGGTGTGTCTCTGATGCCTAGCGCATTTGACGCAAAGGCTACGTTCCGTACCCGTGAGGGCTTCAAGTTTGACGAGACCGAGATGCCGTTCTTCCGTGAGGGCTATCATCTGGGCGAGAAAGACCGTCAGGAAATCCTGCGTGTTCTGGACAGCAACGACCCCTATGCTCGTGACGTGATGAACCGCCTGTACGATGACACCGCACAGCTTATCACTGGCGCGCGTATCGTACCTGAGCGCATGATCTGGCAGCTGCTGGCTCCCGCCAATGGTGTCCCCGGCATCACTATCAAGGCAAACGGCGTGAACTACACCTACAATTACGACCCGGACGGCGGCTGGAAATCCACCAACTTTAAGGATATCAGTGGTGTCGCCAAGTCTAAGTGGTCTGCTGCCACCGCTACCCCCATTGCTGACCTGAACGCCGCAAAGGACGCTGTTCTGGCAAGCGTGGGTGAGGTCGTGACTGAGGTGTACATGAACACCGCCACCTTCCGCAACATGATTGCTGCGGACGAGGTGAAGAATCGGTTTATGACCGTGACCGCAAAGGCAAACGCTGTTCTGCTGGACAGCGAGGCACGGCAGATTATCGAGTCTGCAACTGGCCTGACCATCCATCTGTACGACAAGATGTTTAAGGCAGACCAGTACAGCGCAAGTGAGAAGTATCTGCCCGATGGCATGGTGGTGGTTGCTCCGTCCGGCGCTCTGGGCAGCACTTGGTACGGCACTACTCCTGAGGAAGCCGATCTGCTGTCTGGTCAGTCTGGCGCATCCGTGTCCATCGTGAACACTGGCGTTGCCATTACCACCGAGTTGACCGTTCACCCGGTCAACGCCAACGTCTATGCTTCTGAAATCGTCCTGCCGTCCTTTGAGCGCATGGACGCTGTGTACTGCATCAAAGCTTACTAAGGCGAAAGGAGGAAAGCAGCATGGGAGACCAGTATTCTGAAGCGGCAGTCAAGCTGGGGCAGTACATTGCTCCTGCACTTGACCGTGAAGTCACGGACGAGGACTACCCACTCTTCGACCTGCTGCTTGATTTTGCCAAAGACAAGATATTTGCACAGGGCTACCCCTTCGGCAACAGGCCGGACGAGCTGCCATTGCAGTATCAGTCGTTGCAGATACGCATTGCAGCGGAACTGTACAACCACATCGGCGCAAACGGACAGACGAGCTATACCAACAACGGCATCACTCGTGTGTGGGAAAGCTCCGATGTAGCACAGTCCCTGCTAAATGAAGTGGTTCCGAGAGTAGGTGTTATCGGCTGATGTTCAATGGAAGCCCGCTGGATAAACGACCGTTGTGGTATTCAAACCCGGTCGGCGATAAAACGCCTGTTGTGGACGAGTGGGGAAACGAGACTGGCGAATCCGCATACAAATCGTGGAGCGAACCCGCAAAGCTGATGCTGAACGTCAGCCCGCCTACTGGTTCTGCGGAAGCAAACCCTTTCGGCGCGTTCACGGATTACAGCTATATTGTCAGCTCGTCTAGCAGGAAGCATAACACACCGCTTTATGAAGGCACACATGTCTGGTTTCAGACAGACGTTTCAAAGCCCTTCAATTACACTGTGGTCAAAGTCGCAGAGCATATTACAGACACGTTATATGCACTGAAAGAGGTGGCTGCAAGTGAAAATTAAAGTGAGGTTGAGCGATGCCGGACTTCGTGATGCGGAACGTCAGATACAGAAGTACAAGACCACCCTGAACAAAAAGGCACAGGAGTTTGCAAAGGCGTTGGCTGATAAAGGACTTGATGTGGCGAAAGTTCGTTTTGCGAACGCAGAATATGCTGGTAGCAACGATGTCTCTTGCCGTGTTGAACAAAACGGAAACACCTGCACCATCATTGCAGAGGGCAAGGCAGTTGCCTTTATCGAGTTCGGTACTGGCGCACATCACAACGGATATGGCGGTGAACTACCGCCCGGTGTCGGTGCGCATGGCTCCTACGGCAAAGGGCAAGGTGCAAACCGCAGATGGTACTACTACGGCGAATCTGGCAATGCTGGCACGCCTGTCAAACAGGTGGATGGCAAAGGCCAGTTGAATTACACTGACGGCAACGAGCCAGCTATGGCTATGTGGGGGGCTGTTGAGGAAATGGCTTCTCAGGTTGAAGCAACGTGGAGGGAGGTTTGGAATAGTTGATTGATTATTTCAATTCTATCTTCACGGTTGTTGCTAAGGAGCTGCGAAAGCAAGTTCCTGGCATCTTCGTTACTGGTGAAATCAATGACAGCAATGTCAAGAAGTTTCCGTGTGTGCAGATAGAGGAAAACAACAATCTTCCTGTGCACATTGATTCTGCTGGTCACAGCAAGTACGCTGCCGTTTCCCTGCGTGTGCGGGTCTACTCCAATAAGGACACCGGGCGCATTGCAGAAGCACGTTCCATCGTTGGCATCGTGGATTCCATTCTCGAACCAATGAAATTTTATCGCAAATCGTTTGCCCCGTTGAATGGGCTGTACAACAATTCCGTCTATCGGATTGATTGCAGCTATGGGGCAACAATCGGAGAGGACGGAATGATTTACCGAAACTAAGGAGGTAAACATTCTATGAGTACTGCTATCTCCGGTCTGAATACCACCCTGTATTGTGGCGACAGCGCAACCGCTCTGACGAAGCTGTGCGACATTAAGGATGTGCCCGACCTGATCTCTGAGCCGAACCTTCTGGATGCCACCACTCTGTCTGACCCCATGCAGGTCAACATCTTTGGCATCATCCAGAGCGATACCAAGTCTTTCACTGCCAACTACAACAAGACTGACTACAAGAAGGTCAAGGAAGCTGGCTACGATGAGACTTCCGAGAGCAACACCGTGAAGTATTACGCCCTGAAGATGCAGGACGGCTCTGGCTTCACTTGGCAGGGTATGCATCAGGTTGGCTTGTCCGGCTTTGGCGTGGACGAGGTTGTGGAAATGACCATCAACTGCATCTTCACCAAGAAGCCTGAGTTCAGCGAGGCCCTGACTGTCAACGGCGGCTAAACCGCAAAAATCGAATCAATCAAACCGGGCAGAACTGAACAACTGATTTGGTTCTGCCCCTATTTATAAAGGAGAGCATTTATTATGGCTGCTAAGGTTATCAATTTTCATTCCCCCGATGGCAAGAACACTTACGAGCTGACTTTCACCCGTGACAGCGTGGAAGCCACCGAACGCGCAGGCTTTCAGATTGGCCAGTACACCCAGATGACCAATCTGCTGTCAAACTCCCGTGCTCTGTTCTACGGCGCTTTCATCGCGCGGAACAAGGGTATTAAGCGCAAGGTCGTGGATGAGATGTTCCAGCACATCGAGGATAAGGAAGACCTGATGGGCGTTCTGCTTGAGATGTTCATGGACGCTTCCAAGTCCCTGCTGGCAACTGACACTGAGGACAAGACCGCAAAAAACGCAACGTGGGAGATTGTGTAACCGCACAATCTCAGGAGGCAAACGGAGAGGGGGAGCTATTCTCCTTCTCCAAGCTGTTCCACGATGTAGAAGCCTATTACATCTCCATTGGCATGACCTACGACCAGTTCTGGTACGGCGATGTCTGGCTAGCGAAGGTCTACCGTGACGCAGAGGAGCTGCGGGAACGCAGAGTCAACGCAGAAGCGTGGAGAAATGGCTTTTACATGGCATCTGCGCTTTCCTCTACGGTTGGCAATATGTTCCGAAAGAAAGGGTCTAGCCCCATCAAGTACATGGATAGACCGATTCCCCTTACCCAAAAGGAGAAAGACGAGTATGAATACCAACGCGCAGTTGAGGCGCAGGAGCGAATCAAGAGAATGATGTTCTCTATAATGGAAAGTGATGGTGGTAGTGATGGCTGATGTTGATATTACGAGCTTATCCGTAGAGATTTCTGCGGAATCGCAGGGTGCAGAGCTTAATATCGACAAGCTCGCTACCGCCATTTCTAATTTGAGGACGAAAGGCAACGTGGCAAAGGTTTGCAGTAGTCTTGATAAGTTATCTGCTTCTATTTCCGCTCTTAAATCCGCATCTACTGGGCTGGACGGTCTTGGCAAAATCACGTCTTTTATGAACGGTCTTGCTAATGTAGACCTTACTCAAAGCGCAAAAGGCATCCGCTCTGTTGCTAATGCTTTGAACAAAATTTCGTCCGTCAATCTTGGAAACATGGATTTTTCCGGACTTGGCAATAAGATGAACAGCTTGAAGAAAGGCCTTTCCCCTATTTCTTCTATTAGCGATTCTTCCATTAAGAGTTTGCGTGGCGTAAGCAGTGCAATCAATTCCATTGCTAAAATCCCAAGCATCACAAAGAAGCTGGACTCTAAAACGCTTGATGATTTTGCTGAAGTTTGTAAGAAAGTGGCATCCGCTATTTCTCCGCTCGCTTCCAAGCTGGACAAGGCGGGCCGTTCTTTCTCTTCGCTTCCGTCTAAAATTAAAAGCGCTATCAATTCGACAACCCGCTTTTCTTCGGCAAACTGGAAAGCAAGTACTAGTCTTTCGAGCTTGGCAAGCCAGTTAGAAACCATCAAAAAACGTGCAGCACAGCTAGTTTCTCTGAAAGCTATTGCCACTTACCTTGCTAACGCTGTTGCAAAGTTTAATGATTTCTACGAAGCGACAGACTTGTTCAACAACGCAATGGGCGAGTTAAGCGTCCAAGCAACTGAACTTATCAATAAAATGGAGTCTCTGCTTGGAATCGACCCTACAGAAGCGATGACAAACATTGCAACAATTCAAAGTCTTGCTACTTCGTTCGGCTTGGCAAGCGATAAAGCGTACATTCTTTCCAAAAACTTGACGCAGCTTGCTTATGATGAATCGTCCTATTGGAATAAAGATACTGCTACTACCTTTACCGCGATTGCTTCTGCTATCTCTGGAGAACTTGAGCCTATTAGACGCTTAGGCGTTGACCTGTCTCAGGCGCGGTTACAGCAAGAACTTCTTGCTTTGGGCTTTAACAAACAGGTTTCTAGTCTGTCTCAGGCAGATAAGGCAGTTCTGCGTTACATTGCCATTATGAAGCAGACTGCGAACATTCAAGGCAACCTTGCACAGACCATTAGTAGCCCTGCCAATATGGTACGTATCTTGAAGTCTGAAATTTCGCAGCTTGCAAAGGCTGTTGGCCAGCTTCTTTATCCTGCATTTAAGGCAATTCTCCCTGTTCTGATTGCAGCAGTTGACCTTATCAAAGAATTTGTTGTTTCGCTTGCATCTGTGTTTGGGCAGAAAATTGAATTTACCGATTTTAGCAAAACACAAAAAGATATTGGTGGCGTGACCGATGCTATGGATGACACTGCCGATGCTACGAAAGCAGCAGCGAAAGCGGCTAAAGATTACACGATGGGTTTTGATGAACTAAACATCATTGACCCTTCGCAAAACTCCGGTTCTTCCGGCTCCGGCAGCGGCGGTGCTACTGGTAATTTACTTGGTGATGTTGACCTCTCTCAGTATGATATGTTCAAAGATTATGCTGGAAGTGCTGTTGACGAAATTAAGGAGAAGTTAAAATCTCTTAATTCTTTCCAAATCGGAACCCAAATCGGTGAACAACTAAATAAACTTATGGGCATGATTTATGATGCCATCCATTCCATTGATTGGGCCTCGCTTGGAGCGTTTTTTGCAGATGGCGTTAACGGACTTGTAGATTCTGTAGACTGGGACTTGTTTGGCCGATTGCTTGCGGACAAATTCATCATTGAGTTTGAGCTTCTTGGCGGTTTTCTGTCTCAGCTTGACTGGACATCTATGCTTAACGCCTTTATTGATGGCTTTTCTGGATTTTTTCACGAACTTTCAGATTGGATAGCAACAGTAGATTGGATTGGCGTTGGGAAGCAATTAACTGATAAGCTTTCCGATGCTCTTCAAAATGTTGATATTGAAAAGCTTGCAAGAGTTCTTTTTAACTTTATCACTGATAGCATTAACGCTGTTTCTGATTTCTTGGCTGGCACAGACTCTTACCAGCTCGGTCAAGACCTCGTTGACTTTGCTATTAGAGCCGTTACTTCCGTAGATTGGGCCGGGCTAGCTCAAGCTATCGGTCGTTTCTTTGGCGAAGCGTTTATTGAAGCGCTCGATTTCATGGGTGGTCTGGTTTCCCGAATTGCCGATTATTTTGAAAAGAAAGTGGCAGAGGGGCCGTTCGATAATGTTGGCCTGAATATCGTCTACGGTATTTATTACGGCATTCAAGACGCAATCACGAATGTTGCTTCTTGGATTGTCGAAAACGTGTTCAATCCGTTTATCAATGGCTTTAAGTCTGCCTTTGGAATCAATTCCCCATCCACCGTAATGGCCGAACAAGGCGGCTACATTATCGCAGGATTGGAAAAAGGCATTACGGACGCTATTTCTAGTGTAACCGAAACCACTAAGAAAATTCTTTCTGCAATTAAAAGCACGTTTGATAATTTCAGCCTTTTGAGTATCGGAAAAAATATCGTGGACGGTCTTATTAAAGGCATCAATCAAGGCATTGAAACCGCTAAGAAAACAGTTGGTGGTCTGGCAAAAGCTATTCTTGACAAGTTCACTGGCGATTTGGACATCAACTCTCCTTCTAAGGTGTTCTTTGATTATGGTAGCTATATTGTTCAAGGCCTTGCGAACGGCATAACCGGCGCTCTCGGTTATGTCAACGATGCTATGAATAAACTCGTAGACGCCACCAAGCTCAAGGGCGAAGAAATGGCGAACTATGGCATTGACTGCGGCACAAGCTACGTCAACGGCATCATTTCCGGGCTAGACTCTAAGTGGGCCGAACTCGATAACAACCTCAAGACCGACTTCTTCGGTACGGTGCAAACTTTCATTCAGGCTGCGCAAAGTGGCGATTGGAAAACAGTTGGCACTACCATTGCCGCTAGCATTTGGGGCGCTATGGGCGATGAGCAGCGTAAACGCGTCAAGTCCGTTGCAAGCGATTTGCTTGGCAGACTGAGCAAAGAACTGAAAAGCCAAGCTTCTTCTTTGCTGAATACAGCCGCTACCATTGGCAAAAATCTGGTAAGCGCACTGACTCAGAACTTCGGAAAGGTTTCCTCTGAAACTCAGACGATGCTTTCTGGTATTACGCAGGCTTTCGGAAACGTGAAGTCTCCTCTCGCAACGGCTGCTAAAGCAATCAGCGCTGCGCTGTCTGGCGGCTTGCTCAGTTCTTTCCCGACAATTTTCGCTGGGTTTGCCGGGCTGGTAAGCACTATCGGAACCGCAGTGGCGGGAATGCTTTCTGCTGTGGGTGCCGCCCTTAGCGCTACGATTTTTGGTATTCCCGCTGGAATCGTAGCCCTTGCTGCTGCCGCTACCCTTGGTATTGCAATCGCTGGAATCGTATCGAAACTTGGCGGTAGCCATTCTACCGGTAGTTACAGCGATACATCTCAGTATGTTGGAAGCTCTAGCTACAATTCCTCGACATCCAGCTCTTCCTATAGTGGCACCTATTCTGCCGCAAGTGGGAACTCCGAAGAGATGAGAGATGCTGTGTACAACGGCTGCTACAACGCATTCCTCGACATCTGGCAACGGTATGGAGAGGAAATCTCTGATGGAAGAGATATAAGAGTGTACCTTGACGGCAAGCAGCTCACCGCTTCTGTTGAAAAGACCCAGAAAGAACGTGGTGTGTCTATTATGGGTACTGAAGTTTATTCCTATTAAGAAAGGATGGTTCAGATGGCCAATATTCCTGCACTGGTTACGGTGAATGGCGTAGAGCTACCGGAACCCTCCTCTTATGAGGGAACGACTAGCACTATCGTGGACTCTGGCCGAAATGTTCAGGGCAAAGTTGTTGGTTCTGTCGTTCGGCATGATGTAGCAAAGGTCTCCATGTCATGGAACTACCTCACCGCGCGGCAGTGGGCCGACATCTTGAGCCTTTTTACCACGAATTTTTACTGCACTGTTAAATTCTATAACCAAGCCACAGCCGGTTATACCACCCGTCAGATGTATGTCTCCGACCGCACCGGCGGCATGTGGCGTAGAGGGCCGAAGACCGGTGGCGTGATGGGATGGACAGGGTGCAAACTTTCTCTTGTGGAGGTATGACACATGGTTGAAGTCTCCGATAAGTGGAAAGAAAAATTTAACGAAACCCTCGTCCCGGAATCTTTTGTAGAGATTACCTGTGGAATCACTGAGCCGGGTATCAACAAAAAAGCTACCATCGTCACGTCATCGGCAGCCCCGTTCTCCACCTTTCACAGTATTTCGCTTTCCAATAACGCTTCCATTTCGAGGTATTCCACAGGAGAGCTTAATCTCACTGTTCTTGACGGAAGTTGCGCCATTGTTCCTTCTTCCCCTCCGTATGGAACTACTGGTTTTTTGAGCGCCAAGATTTTTGACGATTCAAGCCATCCTGTTATCCGGCTTGAGCTTCCGAGTGAGAGCAAGTCCTCGATTCCCGGAGTTTCAATTTGCTGGTCTACGGTATTTGAAGAATACGCTACAGATTTTTCGGTCAGCGCATATCTTGGGACTAACAGGTTAAAAACTGTGACCGTAAACGGAAACAAATCCGTCCGTTCTGATGTTGATGTAGAGCTTTCCGGGTTTGATGCCGTAGAGATTGAAGTGCTGAAGTGGGGTCTCCCTAACCGCCGAGTAAGGGTCGAACAAGTGAAAATCGGAAGGTATCTGGTGTTTGACAAGACCAAAATTTTGTCTTACAGCCATTCTTCTGCAAGAGACCCTATCTCCGGGCAGCTTTCTCAGGAGTCGATTTCCTTTAGTTTGGATAACAGCGACCGCACATGGGACTCCGTAAACCCTCAAGGGATTTACAAGTACATCTATGAGCGCCAGCCTGTCACTGTTCGTTATGGAATGGATGTTGACGGGAAGACCGAATGGGTGAGCGGAGGAATGTTCTTCCTGTCGGAGTGGAGCGTCCCTGCCAACAGCATTGAGGCATCCTTTCAGGCGCGAGACGCTTTCCTGTATCTATCCAGCACGAAGTACACCGGAAGAAAATACGGCACGCTCTATGAGATGTGCTACGATGCACTGGAGCTGTTGGAAGCGGATGAAATTACCTTCGATATTTCGGATGAACTGAAAGATTACTCCACCGACATTACAAGCGATGAGTCTACTTATCACAATTCCGATATTTTGCAGCTTGCCGCCAATGCGGCCGGAATGGCTCTGTACCAGACTCGTGATGGCGTGATAAAGATTAACCGTGTCTACGGTTCTAGCGCCTCTGACTCGGTATTGGATATTCCGGTGCTGAACAATTATTCTTGGCCGGAAATCACCTTTGCTCAAAATATGCTCAACGTGGTGACCACCGCAGGTGGCGTTACCTACGCTTATCCCGAAAGCCCTTCGGGCAAAGGCGTGAGCCAGACTCTGAGCAATGTTATGCTCACAAAGGACATCCTTGCAAAATCCAGAAATGCCCTTACGGAGTCTTATGGAGTCCTTTCTAATCGTCGCAAGGCTTCTCTTACTTATCGGGCAAGCCCTATTGTTGACGCTCTTGATATGGTGAAGATTCACCATCAGTTCAATTACGATGCCGTCTTGCTGGTGACCAATGCAAAATACACCTTTAATGGGTGCTTCAAAGGTACTGTAGAGGGGTACATGATGGCAGATGCTCAGGCTTTGTCTCTTGACCATGTCAGCGAACAGCTTGACTGGGGTGATTCCGTTGTTCTTTCCGCTACCCTGTCCCCCGCTACCATTGATTCTCCCAAAATCAACTGGGCAGCCTCTCCCGAAGGAATTGTCTCCCTTCATGTTCTGACAAACGCAGAGGGAAAATCCACTTGTCAAGTCAAGTGGAACTCCCCGGGCAAGGCTGTTGTCACTGCCTTTGTGGGCAACGTCTCCGCGAAATGTTCTTTCATTACAACATCGTACAACCTGTTTGATATTGCAGAGGGCGACACCGTTCTTATGGACGAGGGCGGTAACGTGGCTGAGTTCATCGTTGCGAAGCACGACTACGAAAGCGAGCTAAACGGAGCCGGACGAACTCTTCTGGTTCGAAAACACTACGCGGCTATCATGGCTTGGGATTCTACATGGTCTACTTACGCCAGTAGCAGCGTAAGTAGCTGGCTCAACAACGACTACTTCAACTCGTTCAGTTATGCTCAAAAGCAAGCTATCAACAAGACAACCATCTACTACACCCCGGGCTTCTCCGATTCTTACTGTAGCTCTGGTAGCAGCAGGGTATCCACGATGGCCGAAAGTGTTTTCCTTCTTTCCAACCATGAGTTTGGATACGACACGGAAGGCTCTGATGCTCCGAATTGGACAACTAGCAGCCCGAGCTATAAGCACAACGAAGGCACTCCATTGCAGAATGCATCCAAAATCCTGAAAGCAATGCTTGCTTCCGACATAGAAGGTTCTGAGAGAGGGCGTTCCATCTGGACAAGAACTCCCTACCTGTACTCGCTTCAGATGCTCTATGATATTGCTGGCACAAGCTCAAGCGCAAACAAGTACTGGCGACCTCTGTTGGTCAGCAAACTTGTAGACGCATACGCTGTGTATGATTCTATGTTACAAGTGAATACCAACGCAGAGACGATTTCTTACGCTACGAATGACGAGGGTCCTCGTAAGTATGACAATGTCGTTCACCCTGCATTTACCGTTCCAAAGTCTCTTTCCATTGACGCTGACGGCAAATTGATTTTTTAAGAGGTGATTGTATGGCAAAGTGGATTACTGACCGAACGCAGGCAGATGTAGACCGGGTAAAAGAACTGACAGCAAAGGCAAGAAGCGGCACATGGACGGAGGAAGAACAGCGAGAATGGGCCTCCGGTATGAAAGGTGCGCTCAGTTACACTGACTATGCAAGAATCGAACAGGGCATGAAAGAGCTTGCTGACATTGTCGGAGTGAAACTTCCTATCGACCCGATTTCAGTCGTTACGGCGCTCAATACTTCCGGAGAAATCCCCGCGTGGGACACTTATCCCGCCAAGTCCGAGTTCTTCATGCCATTGACTGCTAAGAAAGCGGGCCTGCTGCTCCGCTCGCTGGAATTCCGCGTCAAGGGCTATATGCCGGGCAAAATGCGCACCGTCCTGCGCAAGTACGGCACCACGACCGCCCTGGCAGACAAGTCCATCGACCTTGTCCGCGGCTACAACGATGTAGTGCTGGACATGGGCAGCATCGCGCTGGAAAAGGGCGTCGAATACCAGCTCTATTTCGCTGCCGCCAACAACTTCTATCCGCCCTCTGTCGAGCCATCTTGGGTCGTAGCAAACGACTACATCGACATTGCACATGGCAGCGCCTACTATGGCGATGACACCAAAATGATTTTTTCTGGAACAATCACTTTCAACGGAACGTCTACTCCCGAATGGGGGCCGAACAGCTATCTTACCACAGAGGACGCCAATCGTTGGATAGCCAGCGTGAAAGCCATTCGCTCAAAATGTAGCGGAACAAGCTTTACTCCGGATGTGCCGGAATCCCTTTCTATGAAATTTGGTGTGATAAATCAGGTCGAAAAGATACTTTCTGACATCGAAAGTATAGCAAAAGATTACACGCTTTACTGCTCTGAGCCAATTTATGGAGGTGAACCTTACTATGCAGTTTATTGACCGAAAAGCAAAATACCCGGGCCGTTGGACTATGAAAAAGTCAGACGGCACGTCTGAGGTCGTCACACTGATTCGCAACGACGAGCCCATCGTGGAAGGCACTCCCATGAACGCCAATACTCTTAACGCATTGGCTGGCACTGATACTACCCTCACCATCTCCGGCATGGCTGCGGATGCAAAAGAAACGGGAGATAAGATTGGGGAGCTAAAGGAAGATTTAACTAATGTAAAAAATTTAAAGAAAACTGAAAAAATATTTAATAATTGGGCAAATGGAACATGGAACAGAGGTAGCAAACCTAACTACACACCAACATTTATTCGTAGAAATGACAGAATAGCATTTGCAGAACTGACTTTCTTGCAAAAAGGGGCTGAAATTTCTGTTGAAAAATATGATGGTCAGAAATATGCTATTGCAAGATGGACTAAAAACAAAGATGTTTGGACAAATGTTGAGTATTCAGATTGGTTTACGGACAATCAAATTAGAAAAATTGAAGAGGATGAATATTTAAGCGTTACCTGTGCAATGGCAGATGGGACAAGTAATATTACAAAAAATGATATTCGCATTGTTGTGCATCTTTATGAAAATTATAATCTTTTAGATGCAATCAAGCCCAAAACAGAATTAAAACCATATTTTGCAGAAGAACTAAATGACACTATTAAAAAAATTAATGCTTTACAAACAGAACCTTGTCTTGTATTTCCGCTAATCACAGACATTCATTATGACCCACGTTCATCCATTCTGCAAAATTTCAATGATACTATTACGATTATCAAAAAAATGCGTGAAAATATTAGTTTCGACTTTATTTTAAATTTAGGTGATAACATAAACGGCTCAAGTAATAAAGAATTAGTATTATCAGACGCACGTTATATGCTTAATTCGTTCAAAAATATTGGATTACCTTATTTGTTTGCTTTAGGAAATCACGATACGAATTACGGCCCGTCACCTAAATTTACTATAAGTGAGACATACGGTGCATTTTATTCTGCAACACCAAAAACAGCAAAAATTAATGCTAATTCAAACGGAACTGATTTTTATATTGATTATGATGAACTTAAAATTCGAATTGTATCGCTTAATAGTAATTATCTAAATAGTATGTTTATTTCTGATTCATCTGCTAACTGGTTTAAGAATGCCGCACTTAACACTAACAACGTTGTTATTTTTTGCATTCACGAATCCCCTATCAATACACAGAACTGGGCAGCTACAACTGTATACAACGGTGACTTTGTAAAGGAGCAGATAAATAATTTCATTGCCAATGGCGGTACATTAATCCAGTTATTTGGTCATTCACACGCGGATTACAATTTTAGCACACCTTGGCTTTCTATTGCATCTAACTGCGGAAAATTTGAACAGTCAAACCTAGATACAGACGAATATAGAGCAATTACAGGGTATGATGGCAACATTGTTGCGCCGGAGAGAGTACAGGGCACTGATACAGAACAATCATTTAGTGTTGTTGTTGTAAGACCCACCATCAAAAAAATAAACCTTGTTCGTTTTGGCGCAGGACTAGACAGAGAATTTGGATATTGATTAACTAAAGGAAGCTTTATCTAACCTTAAAAACCAAAAGGAGTCTCAAAATGCTGCACACCATCCTCAACTTCCTCGCCTTCCTCTTTTCTGCCCTCTCCCGAGCGGCAGATGTCTCTACCTCTGACCCGGTGTCCACAGTGGACACCCAGAGCGCTGCTCCTCCCGGCTGGGAGGGCGCACCACCCTACCGCTACATCGACGTGAGCCGGTATCAGGGTAAAATCACCCTCGACGGCTGGCGCAAGGTCAAAGCGGCGGGTTACAAGGGGGCCATGCTCAAGACGGTGAGCACCAACCGCAAACTCTCCAAGCGGTCGGACGGCCTGTATATCGACCCGACCTTTGAGACCAACTACCGCAACGCCAAAGCTGCCGGGCTGGACGTGGGCGTCTACTACTACAGCTATGCTATCAGCCACACCGGCGCAGACAAAGAGCTGGCTCTGCTGGCAGAGGCTCTGCGCGGCAAAGAGCTGACTCTGCCGGTGGCTGTGGACGTGGAGGACAACGAGCTCAAACAGCTTGGCCGACAGGCTTTGACTGACCTGACAGCCTACGCTCTGGCCCGTATCGAGGCAATGGGCTTTTACGCCCAGCTCTACACCTACACCAGCTTCGCCAACACCCGCCTTTACATGGGCGGCGCGGCGCTGAGTCCTTATGACGTTTGGCTGGCCGACTATACGGGCAAGCCGCCTGCTGTCACCTTTAAGTACAACTCCCACCAGCACACCAGCAAGGGCCGCGTGCCGGGCATCTCCGGCGACGTAGACCTCAACGTCACTACCCTCAACTACCCCCGCATCATCGAAAAGAAGGGCCTGACCCGTCTCCGGGAGGGCGCATGAGCGACGCGATCATCGTAGCACTCATCACTGGCGGCCTGAGCTTGATCGGCGTGCTTATCTCTAACAGCAGGGCCGCTCAAAACATGGACGCCAAACTAGAAAAACAGCAGGCCATTACCGACACTAAGCTGGACGAGCTGACCCGGGAAGTCCGGACACACAACGATTTTGCCCAGCGCATCCCGGTGCTTGAAGAACAAATGAAGGTGGCAAACCACCGCATTGCAGACCTTGAAAAAGAGAGAGGAGAGTAATACATGGCAACAATCAATAACATTTTGGGCGTCATTCCCGCCCCTGTGGCCCTCGTGCTCATGCTGGGCGGCTTTATCTTTTACGCTCTGGGCTGCGTCCGACTGGGCTATGGCGCAGCGGTAAAGCCGCTGGTGCTGGACCTCATCGAGCAGGCTGAGAAGGAAATCCTTGGAACAAAGCGCGGCGCAGAGCGCAAGGCGTGGGTCGTCAAGATGCTTCGCGCCGCCCTGAGTACCAGCAAATACGGCAGGCTCATCAGCTGGGCCATTACCGATGAGACCATCGGCGCGGTGATCCAATTTTTCTTTGACCGCATGAAGGCGGCACTGCAAAAGCAGTAAGGAGTAAGACTATGAGCAGCACTATATTCGAGCAAACACCGCGCTATTATTATGATCAGCGTGCGTACCCGATTTTGTGGCCCGCAGTGTGTGACCATTTTGCCAACGGCGGCAAAATGGGACATCCCCGTGCCGTGACCGCTCGAGTGCGCAACGCCGGACAGCTGCCGCAGCCCTTCTGGCTCGGTGCTGCCTGTGGCGGCGGCTCGTGTAGTGCTGCCCGCTGCGCTGCAAGGACTTGACCGACAGCAGATGACCGCTGCCATCAAAAACGCACCGCTTGGGAGGGTAGACCGTAAGATAGCCTTACTGCGGTACGTTGAGCGGCTCCCGCTGCCGGACATTGCAGCGCAAACACATTACAGCCGGGCGGCGATAGGCTACCGGCTGAAAGGCATTGAAAAAATGTTGGATACGTTGTAAAATAATACCGACAAATCCACCCGGCCTCTCGAAGAAGCACAACAGGGTGGATATCCGAACCCGTCAAGCCTCTCAACGATGCGTATCATGGCGGGTCTTTTTGTTTTATTCACACTAGTTTTGTCGAAAGCATTGCCATATATTGGATCATGTGATATCTTAGCATTGCACTCCAATGTGTGCATCCTTACAGTTAAGCGCTCATGCGGATTTTTCCGTGTGGGTGCTTTTCTTTTTTTGTCCTTTGTTGTACCTTCGTTGCCCTTCACTTTTTGCCGATGCGATACACTAGGAGCACAAGGAGGGATGTTTTATGAGCTATTATCCGACACCCGGAGCGCCTTACGTTTCACAACAGCCTGTCAATCCTTATGGTGGCATGGGAACGGTAGGGCTTGCCACTCCCCTGCCCAACACGCAGATGCAGCAGGCACAGCAGCAGCGTCCGCAGCCGATGAATGGGCAGCAGCCCGTTCAGCAGTCGGTACAGGACGGCGGTTGGCTGCTGGGCAGACCTGTTTCCAGCAGGGAGGAATTTTTGGCGATACCGTCCGACCTGTACGGCAGATGGACGTATTGCCCGGATTTGCGTAGTGGTGTCATCTACTGCAAACGGCTGAACCCGGACACCTGCGAATCCGACGTGTTAGAGTTTTACAGCCCGGAAGCGTGGCGGCAGATACAGGCACAACAGGCGCAACAGGCACAGCAGACCGCTGCACCGACACAGCAGTATGTGCCTATTGAAGAGTATAACGCCCTCGTCCACAGGCTGGATGAACTGGAAAAGTGGCAGAAGAGCTTTTCAAAGCCCGCTACCGCTGCGAAGAAAGGAGAATAACAATGTCCTCTCCGTTTGACATGATTACTCACAGCCCTATCATGCAGCTTGCAAATCTGGCTCGTGCCGGGCAGAATCCGATGGGGCTTATCCAGCAGTTGAGCGGGCAGAATGCCCCCATCATGCAGGGCTTGAACCTGATTCAGGGTAAAAACGAAACGCAGCTCAGGACGATGGCGCAGAACCTCGCCAAAGAGCGTGGAATCGACCTGAACCAGCTGGCAAGCGTCCTGAATTTGACGTTGCCGAAGTGAGGAGACTTTGCAATGGATGATTTTGAAAACAGCCATTCCGAAAAAGATTTTGACATCAACAATCTGTGTGGCAATGACAAACTATGGGTTCCTTTGATGCTTGGCTTGATTTTCGGTGCTGTCAGCAAAAAGTGGGATGACCCAAAAGATAAAAAAGACAACCCTCCGAGCTGACTTGACAAACCTAAAATAAGCATCCCTCTAAGCGAAACGCTTCTCAGTTTTGCGGACTTGACAAAAACCGCTTTTGTTTGGCTTCGCCCATCGCATACGGCGGTGGGATAGCATAACGCAAAACTGAAAGGAGTTTTGTTATGGACGATTTTGCAACTGGCTATCTGGCTGGGCAGGACGGCGGCAATAACAACGGCGGATTCTTCGGCAACGAAGGTCTGTGGGCGGTTATTATCCTCGCTATCATCTTCGGCTGGGGCACAAACGGCTATGGCCGCAACGGCGGCGACAACGGCATGAACGCCTACATCCCCTATCTGGTCGGCACTGGCGCAACCGGGCAGGGCGGTAACGACACCCGCGCGGCTCTGTCTGAGGGCTTCTACCAGCAGGATACCTCCCGTTCTCTGGCGGGCATCCAGAGCGGTATCTGCTCTCTGGGCTATGACCAGCTGGCACAGATGAACGGCGTCAACACCAACATCGCGAACGGCTTTGCAGGCGTGAACAGCGCCATCTGTCAGCTTGGCTACCAGAACGCACAGCTGGTAAACGGCCTGGAACGCAGCGTGTCCAACGGCGACAACGCCATCAGCCTTGCCATCATGCAGGAGGGCAACGCACGGCAGGCGGGTCAGACCGCACTTGCCACGCAGCTGGCATCTTGCTGCTGCGAGAACAAGCAGCTGATCGGCGACCTGAAGTATACCATCGCAACGGAAGACTGTGCCACCCGGCAGGCTATCGCAGACAACGCTCGCGCCATCGTGGACAACTGCAACGCCAACTTCCGCAGCATGATGGACTACTTCACGCAGGATAAGATTGCCACTCTGACCGCTGAGAACCAGAGCCTGAAGTTCGCCGCTTCTCAGGATCGTCAGAATGCGCTTCTGACCACCGTGATGTCTCAGCAGACCGATACCATCCTGAACCGGGTCAATCCTCGTCCGATTCCCGCTTATCAGGTGGCAAACCCCAACGTGGGCGTGAACTGCTGCGGCTGCTGCTAACCAACACACTCCCCGATAACACCGGGTGAACCATCGGGGCAGGGGTAAAACACCTCTGCCCCTGATTTTTTAGGAGGAAAACATTATGGCTTGCAAAACAAGCTGCCGTCTGTGCCCGCACCTCGTCATCTCGAATGCGGTCACGTTCGCCAATGATACGCTTACCATCAATATCCCTGCTGGCTCTTACGCAGCGGGAGAAAAATATTGTCTGGTCATTGCTCAGGCTTTGCCGGACACGACCACCATCAACGCCCCTGTGGTCATTACCATTGGCGCAGGCACTACCGCATACCCTCTGACCGATTGCAACTGTGCTCAGGCAACCGCTGAGAGTATTCACACTCGCACCCGCTACGCTACCCGTGTGGCAACATCTGCGACCGGCACAGGCACGTTCAAGTATCTTGGCTGCTTCTGCCGTTCCCACGCTGATGCGCCCGCGTCTATTTCTTGAGGAGGTGTAGATTATGGGCAAGACTAATTTTCGCCGCATGATGATGCTCCGTGACCACGACAAAAACCGTGAGCCGGAACGCGACCGCCTTGAAGAAGAGCGTGACCGCAGGGAGCGTGAGATGGAACGCCGTCTGCGCAAACTGGAAGGCGGCAACGACCGCTACCCCTACTATCCGCAGGAGGAGAACCGCTACATCGACCCCTATCCTATCCCCCGCTACCCTGACGTAGAGAATGGGCGCAGAATGCCGCAAATCGGCTTCTCGCAAAACGGCGACTGGGATAAACGGTCTGGGCAGTACGAACGTGGCGGTGCAGACAGCCGCTCCATCAAGATGCCGCGCCAGCACCTCACCCACGATGAAGCAGAGGAATGGTGCGACAGCATGGTAAATGCTGACGGTACGAAAGGCTGTCACTGGACGCTGGAACAGACACAGGACGTTGCCAAACAGCGCAATATCACCTGTGACCCGAACGATTTCTGGGCTGTCATGAACATGATGTACTCGGATTATTGTCAGGTCGCAAAGCGTCAGTCCGTTGACACTCCGGGCTTCTACGCTGACATGGCAAAGGCGTTCCTTGATGACACGGACGCTGTAGACGGCAAGGCATATCTCTACTGGGATTGCATTGCTGATAAATAAAACAACCCCCTGTGTAACCACTAATGGCTACACAGGGGTGTTTTGCGCTTATCGGATTGTCGCTATTCCTCTATCTTTCATATACTCGATAAAATATTGGTTTTATCAAAACTTATCAATTGAATTACCCGCAGGCTCATTTAACCACGTCAACCACTCTTTTCTAGTACATGGATAATCTCCAAAATTGTTCACAATCAGCTCAAGCAGCATTGCAACCCTGAGTTTGTCCATTTTCCGAATAACTTGCATTCGATTCAGCCTATTCTCATTCTCATCATATTTTATACTATTCATTGTACCATCTCCTTAAAAGATTAGTTTTATCTGTTAAGCAGTTCTTTGATGTAAAGCGTCTCAAAACTTTTCAGATGAGGATATTCATTTCGAGCCATCCTCTCTGCCTGTTCTGCAACACTCAAAATACTTTCAAAGTCATCATCTACAACAATACTTTCAGGCTCTGTCATGTATCTTCGTGCCAGAAGTTCTACCATACGCTCCTTGTCCACAAGATTACTATTACGCAAAAGATACAAACAAACTTGCCTGCCTCTGTACAAGAACACAGCCCATGCACTTCTCTTTAATGGGTTTGTGGTCTTAATCATTCCATCGCTTCCTCCAGAGAGGCAGTTACATCACCAAAGTCAAAATCCAGAGCACCAATCATATCATCCAGAGCATCCACAGCATCAGACAGATTTGTGCAAGCGTCATCTGCTTTTTCATACCGCTCGCTCCCCTGCAGGTTTTCCGGCATATTATCACGGTACTCTTCTTCTTCCCACTGAATGTCCTCAACATCGGACTTTACGCTTTCGACCTCTTCCACAAACTCTTCCAGTTTCTTACGGATGGAATCAAAACGGTTAATAGTTTGCTTAATAGCTTTTCTACGTGTGTTATTCATTTTTTAATCTCCTTTTAATCTACAATCCCAAAATTGCAAATGTTTTTCGGATTAGTAATGTAATTAAATGTCAATGTGTTAATCCATTTTCTTTCCATTTTTTGTCCTCAAACCTTACCATTTACTCCTCCAAGAAATCTTCTTATAAGTGCAGGGTCGAGCCTATCAAATCGGTTTGTCGTTCCAATAATAATGACATTGTTCGGCAATCTATCCATTTCCTGCATAATCGCGATAACCACACGGTTCATTTCTCCAACGTCATCTTTTTGCCCACGAGCCATTCCGACCGCATCTATTTCATCAAAACAAAGAACGCAAGGAGCAGTTCTCACATAATCAAAAATTCTTGCAAGGTTAGATTGTGTTTGCCCTAAGTGCGAATCAACTAGACTTGAAAATTGAATCCTTAAAAAAGGAAGTTTTGCTTTATGCGCGATATACCTAGCCAGCATGGTTTTTCCGCATCCGCTTTGCCCATAAAGCATCAATGCTGGCAAATAAGGAATGCCCATTTCATTCAATTTTTCAGATGCTCGATAAATAGCAACGATATTCTGCGTTATACTTTTTTCTTCGTTTCTAAGAAGGAATCTTGCTTCTGGAAATTCTTCTGTATCCTCTGCGATCAAAAGATGCTGTAAGTTATATGGCAATTCAATAAATTTTCTTTTGCTTTCCAACTTGCGAAACATATTTTCTTTGAACTGCTCATCTTTTTTGGATGATTATAGAATTCAAAATGATTTTAACGGCTTTTTGCGCGTTTCGCATATCGCCATCGCAAACAAATCGAATAAGACGTCGTTCACTATCATTCATCTAAGAAATCCTCCAACTCAATCTTCCCCTCTGCTGCTGCAACCGCCAGAGCGTACACGAACTGTCCAATCGTCATTCCATGCCGTCTTGCTTCACGGTTGATGTACTTGCGCTCTTCCTCGCTCATAAGGATGGTAATGCGCTTTGAACGCTTACCATCACCGCTTGCAACGCCCTGATGCGATTCCGGCATCGGGATTTTTTTCTTTGTCAACCCAGCTTCTGCTAGTGCACCGGGAACATCGCCTTGTTCGATAAGGCGTTGAACTTCCTTTGCCTGTTTTAGCTTCTTCGGCTTGCTTTCGCTGACTATGGCATTGTTTGACTGCATTCTGCTGTCTTTGGCTTGCTTCGGCTTAATATCGCTTAATGTTGCTTCATTGGGCTGTGTATGGCTGTCTGTGGCTTCACTTGGTTTAATTGATGCTTGTTCGGCTTCGTTCGGCTTTGCTTGGCTTACTTCTTCTTCCTTTGGCTCACTTCGGCTTAATGTCTGTTCCGAAAAAATAGGCTGAAAATCAAACCCGCCAAGCAGACCTGAGGATTTTTTGCTGGTTGATTTCATTCTACATCAGCCTCCTCAAAATCCGAATCATCAAATGATGGAGCTTCAGGCAACGGCATCCAATGCGTCGCTCCAAGATTATTACACCAATCTGTTTTCCAAATAGGTTTTCCACCGTCTTCTGGATAGAAGTAACACTGTGCAATATCTGTTCCTGTCAACGGCGATGCAACGAGGACGGGGTTGCTTTCAAGTTCTCCATTTACATCCACCATTTCGGGGTAGTGGTCGCTCACTCTAATCCATTCCTTGCTCCATAACCATTTTTCCTTGAAATACTGTACATCTTTCTTATACTGCTCTTTATCAGTGTCGCCACTTCTGTACCAATCACAGCTATGCAAAACACACAGCAAATCGTACAGAAGCATACTCAAATCTTTGTCTCCAAGCGGATTTTCTTTTCGTGCAATAATCGAAAGCTCTTTTACCCGTTCATTTGCAAGGTCATAATCTGGGTAGCAGTGTTGATAAATAGCATTTGCAAGATTGTCATTTTGATAATCCCAGTGTCCACCGCTCATTTTTCTTCTCCTTCTACAATAATCTCTGCCAACGCCTTGAAATCCTCTGCGCTGGTACTCTTTGCCGTGTCGCCACTAAACAGGCTGTGCCGCTCTGCCTGTGCCTTACGAACGCCCATAGACGGTCTAATCTTCACGTCCAGTAGCGTTGTTCCCATACTCTGTGCAATCACAGGAAGCTGCTCCACAACCTCTTTGGACAGGTTCTCACGGCTCTTATACTGGTTCAGAAGCAAACCTTCAATCTTCAAGGTTGGGTTGAAGTATCTGCGAACATCGCCGATGGTCTGCGAAAGCTGGCTCAATCCGGCAAGCGCATATCGGTCTGCCGTAATGGGTACGATGATGCTGTTAGCAGCAATCAGCGCGTTCACAAGCGCAAGACCAAGCTGCGGGGGAGTGTCCAGCACAATGTAATCGTACTGCCCGGACACGCTTTCAAGGGCTTCTCTCAGTCGGAAGTTCTTGCCAATGTCCCGGACAAGCTGCTCGTCAATGTCCTTCAATGCGTTATCAGACGGCAGAATGTCACCAGCTTCACAGTGCTGGATTCCTTCTTCTGCTGTTCCTTGCCGGGTCATCACATCAAACAGGGTGCATACATCCTCTGTCTGTGCGCCGTAGGTGTCCGTTGCGTTGCACTGGGCATCGCAGTCCACCAGCAGGACTTTCTTGCCGAGCAACTGCAACGCACCAGCCAGACAAGTGCTTGTGGTAGTCTTTCCTGTGCCGCCCTTCTGGTTGGCGACGGCTATGATTTTTGCCATTTTATCACTCTTTCTTTATTTGCTGTTAAGCGCTTCAATGGAATAAAACGCAGGCATATACTTGTCTACAATACCCGCTTTGTCTACGCTTCTAATCAGATAGCCAACAGGTCTGTCAGGGAACGGAGACCTGTCCAAAGACAAGATGTCCTTATACGCCGCCTTCACCGTGTCGTAAACCGCTTCTCTGCGTCTCGGCAGCTTGATTTCTGGATGCTCTTTCTTCATCCACTTCTCAACTACCTTCGCCACGTCAATGCAGTCCTGCTTTTCCAATTCGTCACACACAGACCAATCAAAATCATCGTATCCGCTTCTACGGGGCTTTCTCACGGCTTTTTGAGGTTCTACCGGCACTTCGCTTGCCTGAGCTTCAATCAGCGTCTCAGACGCTTTAATTTTGGGCTTGAACTTGACCGCCACAGCCTTTCGTGCCACAAGAACCGGTTCATAGGTCACTACGATGTCAGACACGGCATTGATTTCATCTACTGCAACGTCAAGCACTCGTTTGCGGAGATTCTTGTAAACATCGTAGCTTGCTTCCATCGCACCGAGCTGTTCTCTCAGCTTTTTCAGACTGATTTCATGCGGCTTGCTGTCCATGTTCAACCAGTCCCGAAGAATCGAATAAAGCAAAATGCTGTATTGAGACTTCATTCTTGACGTGTAACGCAGCCGATACCGAACATAGCCGCTTTCAGCAATGTCAAAGAAAATAGGGCGAAGGTCAGGGTTGCAAGTGATTGCCACAACATAAGACCTTGTTTCCGGCACATAGTCCAGTTTTGCCCTTGTGAAAAGGACAAAGCTCTCAAATGTTCCCTTTTCTTTGTCAATGGGAATCGACACAGTGTTGCCCAAAAAGTGCTTGATCTGCGGCTCAATCCTTCGTGCATCAAGGCTTTTTAACCCCAGCAGGTCTCTGTACTCTGCCAAAGTGAACTCCACACGGCTGCTGTTTGGGTCTCTCGGATTTATTCTTGACAAGTAAACCTCTAGCAACCGAAGCTCGCCTGCCGTGTAGTCCCTAAACTTTGCCCACACAAGGGATTTGCTTTTTTCAACAAGGTTGTTGTCGGATATTTTAGGCATCTGTTCGCCTCCTTTTCTAGCCTAAAAGCAGTATATCACAGGCAGGGGGACAAGTCAATACATTTTGTCCCCCATGGCTTGTCTTTTTGTCCCCCACAGGGTCGTCAAAACGTCCCCCATGACTTGTCAAAATGTCCCCCATGCTTTGTCATTTCGTCCCCCATCTACCTATTATATATTAAACAAGAAATAAACAAGAGGTTAAATATCATCGTTAAATAAGCGATGACGATAATTTTCAACAATTTCTTTGTTTTTCTATTCCAGCTTGTGGATAACTCAACCTTTCATTTGCTGAATAAAGTATTCCCGGTAATGATTAGTCTTATCTAACGTGTACAAAAAGTGGATGAAAAACTTTTAAGCCGGTGTTATGGGGGACAGATTGACAAGCAGACCAATCACAGACAATAAATTAACGACAACTCGTTATTTATTCCGCGAAAATGCTGTCGATTTACAGACTATGGGGGACGGAATGACAAGGCAAATTTGCCCGATAGGTGCACAAAAAGTGGATGAACGTGGACAAAATGTTCTTCAAAAACTGCGATAATTCGACAATCAGCGCAAAATGTTTTCTTCGTTGATGGTATAAGAATCGTTTCGCTTCATCGCCGCAGCTTCCCCACAGTCCTGTGCCTGATACAAAATCTGCATATTGGGTTGTGTTCCGTCTGGGTCTGGGTCGGTTTTGGTGGCCTGTGCCATTTCATAATGACCTGTGACAGTGCGGCAGACAGACACACGATCACGCAAAGTCGTATGAAGGTTGGCTACCATTTCGCACAGAACGGCAAGGTAATCTGAGCCGTGATTGCCATAGATCAGATAGCACAGCAAGTCAATTTCTTGCGGATGGGCTTCTTTGATATGCTCTATCAGCGCATCTCTCTTTCTCTTGGTGCTGGCATCGCCAGCCAGGCTTTCCAATAATCCGGGATGCAAACAGGTGTCTATGTACGGCTTGGCCGCAACACCGCAGCACACAAACCATTTTATGATAGTAGAAGCATCTGGGGTCATTGTCCCTTGCTCATAACGAAAGATGGATGTTCGGCCTATACCCATTTTGTCCGCAAGCTTCTGTTGGCTAAGCCCAGATTCCGCTCTTGCCATCTCTAACACTTTTGCCACTCGTATCCTATAATCATCCATAAATACCCCTCTTTCGACAAAATGACACAAAAGCAAAGAAATTAAACTGATATATTGTTCAAAATGTGAAACAATAATTGAAAAAAGTCGCTGTTCCATTGAAACAGCGAGATGTGGTATAACTGTATTGTCAAAAAATTCCAAATAGAAAGGAAATACAAAATGAAAGAAGCTGTAATCTGGAACCATGAACGTATGCCGATCATCGATGGAATGCCCGCCAGCGTTATCGATGGGCAGTCACACACACCTGAACCATGGGAGGAAAGCTAATGAACCGAACTGTAGATGCTCTGATTGTCCCATACGCCCGCAGACGGACGCTGGAGCTTGTCCTGAGCCTTTCTGGGTACGAAGCTGATAAAGATGCTTACCTCGAAGCGAAAGGCATCCTGGAACGTGCCGTAGCCGCCTTAGACGATGGACGCGACCCGGCAGATAACATCGAACGCATTGACGGACAGCTTGTGGAACTGTGAAAGGAGAAGAAGATGGACTTTACGAACGGATTCTATAAAACCGAAAACCCTGTTGTTCTTGAAGAAGTGAAAACCTTCCTTCAGTCAATGGAACGGCGTGGAGCAACCGTAAAAGACTTGGACGATGCCATTGTGCAGCTAAACAATGTTTCGCACAGCATCAGCACAAACGCTCTCGTCAAAGCAGATGTGCTGGACGATTTACCGAATAACCCCTTTCGTTCCATGCTCAACGGAATGTTACAAAGCAAAGGGTAACTTAAACTTAATGTGGCTCTTAATCATTGTCATTGCGATTTTTGGCTTCCCTGATACAAAGTAATGGATGCGAAGAAAATATTCGATTTTTACGAAGTTGTTGAAAATGCATTGACTTTACAACTAGAAGATGTATAATCGTATCAAATGAACATTCATTTTTACTGATCGGGAGGATATGCCACAATGAGTGAACAGGAAAGAGCCAAGATTGACCGATTTATTGCATGGCTGCTGGAACATCCTGATAAGATTCCGGCAGCGGAGCAAGCCTTAGACCTAGAATAACAGAAAACCCCTTGCGCAGAGCTACACCAGCCCGGCACAAGGGGTTTTTATTTTACCGGGTCAGAACCATTTCTTTTTTCGGTTTCTACGGTAACGATATTTTCTGCTGTTGCCATATAGTACACGGTCATTGCCTTTTAACAAGGCCTGCATAAACCAGAAGCAGAAGGCACAGCCGCACAACAAGTAATACACGGGCTTACCTCACATCTTCTCGATCAGGTTCATCAGCGCTTCACGCTGCGCTGTCGGCATAGATTCAAGCTTTTTTCTAATCCGCTCCACTGCTGCATCGACTTCACTTTGCGGCTGCTGGGGCGGGTTTTCTTTTTGTACGCCAGTGAGAAGGTAGTCCACTGATACGTTGAAATAAGCTGCAATCTTAGAAAGAACCTCTGTGGACAGGCTTTTAGTTCTTCCAGCTTTCAATTCAGAAAGAAAGCTGCGGCGAATCCCAATGTTGCTGCAAAGGGTTCCGTCTTTGATGCCCTCTTTTTCGCAAAGTGCATGAATGTTGCTGTACAAGTCCGACATAAGAATGCTCCAATAATTGTGCAAGTATACAAATGCACAGAATTTTGTACAAAAGAGTTGACTTGTACAGAAGTCTGTACTATAATACAGACATGGACAGTACAGAACGCTGTACAATATAAACTCTCTACACCCTTATATTAGTACAGTTTTCCGTACTTGTCAATAGATTTTAGCAAATGGAGGTGGAATTTTGAAAGAAAACTTCCGTTCTGGCTTTGAGCTGGAAGTGAAGATGAAGCTGTTGCAGCGAGGTATGAAGCAAACGGAGCTGATTCAGGCGGTTCAAAGCGATACTGGATTGTTCCTTGATGATTCGTACCTCTACAAGATTCTTCGCGGCGAGCGAAAGCCGGAGAAGATTATCCAGAGCATCTGCAAGATTCTTGAAATCGAGCAGAAGGAGGACTGAACATGGAGCAGATTATCACCTTAAAGGTAGACCTTGAATACCCGGAAGAAGCCAAGTTTGCCATTGACGCTGCTGCCAAGACCTACTCGGATTTCAAACGTGAGCAGGCGACAAGGCGCTTTGTAGAAAATGGTTGTACGCCGGAAGATGCAGAGAAAATCGCAAAGTTCATCCAGTTTATTGACCAGTGTTTTTCTGAACACAATGAAAGAGCCTTAAGAAAGGCAAGTGAAGTGGATGGAGATTAAATACTGTGAGCGCTGCGGTGTCTTTCTTGGCAAAGTTCTCAAAACCAAACGATATTGCAAAGAATGCGCAATATTGGTTAAAAAGGAAAACCAAGCAGCGCGACGCGCTCCATATGGCGTCGTTCCGTGCGAATGGTGTAAAAGGCCGATGCGTAAAGTATACGAACGTCAAAAGTACCACCAGAAATGCGCGAACGCTGTAAGGCAAAAACAGGTGGCAGACTGGTGGAAAGAGCACCCGGATTACATCAAAACACCTTCTCGTAAAGCCAGACCGGAAGGAAACCAGACGGAAGAAAAGCCTAAGCCGAAGTACACCATCAAACAGATGAACGATAAAGCAAAAGAGCTTGGAATGAGCTACGGCCATTACAGTACTTTGTTTGCTCAAGGAAAGGTAGACCCTCCTGATGAACGGTAAATACTACGGCCAGCGTGAAATCCGATGGTACAACCAGGAGAAAGACCGGCCGGAACACATCCAACGCAAGCAAAGGATGGCAAACGATGAAGAAAGCAATAAGCAGCTTCAACAAAAACAGTCCGTGGCAGAAACGCTGGCAAGAGCGTGAACCTTTAAGACTGGAACGTATCGAGAAAGAAAGAGTGAACAAAAATGAAAAAAATCAAAGTCAGAATCACATTCACCGAAGCAGTTCTCGGCACATGGCCTAGCAACCAGAACATCGCACGAGAGTTCATCGCCAGCAAGTCCCCTGATGCAAACACCATCGAGGACGAAGTTGCTGCTCTGGGCGCTGATGCTGTGGCAGACAAGGGCATGACCGTGTTCCCCCGCAATGAAAACGGCGAGCCTATCTTATATGACTACCAGATTAAGGGCTTCTTCAAAGATTCTTGCGGTATGCTGGGTCGTATCGGCGGAAAGACCGAAACTGGCAAAAAGAAAGCTGTCAACGAATCCGGCAAGGCAACGCCGCGATAGGATTAGCAAAGGCGATGCGATGATTTGACGAGATCTGCAAAGGCATGGCGGAGCAAGGCTTAGACGAGCAATGGAATGGCAAGGAAAAGCTTGGAAAAGCAATGGCTATGGATGCAAGGCCTAGTTTTGATAAGCAAAGGCGAAGCGTGGCATGGAAATGCAGAGCAACGGCAAAGAATAGAAACAATAGGCTAAGGCATTGAGTAGCTAGAAGCAGAACAGCAACGGCAAAAACGAAAGGGGACAAAATGAAAGCACTGATTGAAGTTGCCCTGATGTGGGGCATAGCACTGGCAGTGGTTTTGGCAGTATTCCTGCTGAACTTCTGGATGGTGCATCACATCGGTATTCTGGTAGGCGCATCAGCTGCCCGCGGAATTATCGCGGCGTCTGTGGCGATGGCTACGGCGTGGATACTGAGTTTTGGAGGTAATAAGAGTGAAAAGCTTGAAAGCTAATGTCCTTTGTACGCTTGGAATCGCGTTAGCGATCTTTTCAGTAGGATGTGGCGATGCAATCCAGAAAAGCCAAAGCGTGGTAGCAATGTTTGGATACGTTTTCCTTTCGTGTAGCTTCCTCGCCGCAGCACTCGTCTTGTGTGCCATTGGGGTCAGCTCTGAAAATGAACGTATTGAACAGGAAAATCGCAAAGTAAAACGCATTCCTCACCACACCAACGAGTGGAGGGATGCACGATGAAATGCCCAATGTGCGGCAGTGACAACATCACAACAGTTGACAGCCGGCCTGAACACGACAGCATCACTCGACGCAAGAAGTGTCTTGTATGTAACTACCGGTGGTCTACCATCGAAATCGACAAAGACCAGTGGTACAGCGCACTGCAAATAAAAGAGCAGCGAAAGAGAGGGAGACCAAAAGATGATTAACCTTGACAGATTCGGTGGCGTGACAGAGCCGGAGGACGGCGTGTACTTCATGACCAACGAGCAGATGGCGGAAGTGAAAGAAGCTGACCGGCTGGCAGCGATTGAGGACTTGCAGTCCGAGATTGAGGACCGGGAAGCAGAGCTGAAAAACCTCTATTCCCAGTTGGCAGACCTGATGGCTGGTTGATTTTGTACAGCCAAGTTAAGCCGAAGTAAGAATAATGAAGCCTAATGAAGCCGAAGAAAAGAGGACGATTCCATGACTGATAAGGAACTTGTCGAGTATCTTTGCAAATGGTTTTACGTTGATTCTGGCGGTACGTTACACAGAAAAGACAGGAAAAACAGTGCAGGAAGCTACGATAAAGACGGCTATTTGATTGTAAAAATCAAAGGAAAACAATACAAAGCACACCGCCTTGTGTACGCACTTCATTATGGGCTAATGCCTATTGGAGTAATCGATCATATCAATGGAATCAGGACAGACAACAGGATTGAGAATCTTCGC